GCCAAATCGGGGATGCTGCTTACGTCACCACCCAGGGCGCTGTAAGCCATTGCGGGCAGCAGGCTGCAGACTTTGTCGCTGTCGCCGTCACCGCCCCAGCCTGTGGTGTCGATGAAGCGCATGGGCAGCAGGCGCAGGCCGATGCGCACCAAGTCAAGAAGACCGTAGGGGATGTGGCGGTTTGTGATGTGGTCTAGGCCAAGGTCAAACAGGCTTAGGTCTGTGCCTGCGGGCGGCGCGCATACGATCAGGCGCTTGCAGGCGTATTGGCTCATTGGCTTGTAGACGTTGCCGGCCGGGTTCATTTCAAGCGCCATGAGGCGGGTGCCCACCCATTGCGCGATGGCGACGTGTGTGATGTGGGCATGGGGCAGGCCCGCGATGATTTGCCCGAGCTGGATGATGCGACCACCAAGCGTGCCTGTTTGCACGCCGATCAGGTCGCCGGTTTTGATCTTGCTGCGGGCTTGCGCGTAGGTGTCCACAGGTACGGGCGTGGCGGTTTTGGCGATGGCGGGTGGGCCGCTCAGCCATGCGGCTTTGGTCATGTGAATGTAGAGCGCCACGGCTACGCACACGGCTTGCTGAAAAAGTGTGTGGTCGGCACTGAGCAGGTCGCACAGCGCCCAGCCTGCCAGCCCCAGCATGACCACGTAGATCAGCTTCCAGGCGTGCTTAATTTGGCCCGATGGGTGGCGGATGCGGCACAGGCACGCACCGATGACGTACACCGCGCACAGCAGCGACACGGCATAAAAAATGGCTTGGGGGGTCAAGTCAAATGGCATTGATCTTCTCCTGAACTTTGCCCCAGAAAGCTTGCAAGGCTGGCTGCGCAAAGGCTCCAAAAAGGAGGGCCATGAGGTGCAAAACGTGCGCGCCTTGGATGGCCGCGTATTCGGCCACCCCCACCGCAATGCCCGCGCCTGCCATGCAAGACAACAGCACTTGGCACACGGTGCGCAGGCGGCTGCAGGCTTGCTGGCTGTACGCCTGCAGCAATGCGGCACCGACCAGCGCCCACACAAACGGCGGCAGGCTGATGCCGGTGACTTCGAGCAGCACGGCTGCGATGCCTGTGGCGGCCAGTGGGGCCGCTGCGGTTTCAAGTGCTGCCATGGGGGTCTTTCGTTTCTTGAGGTTTTGAATGGGGTTGGGCTTCCGTTTTGCGGAAGTAACGCCGCCACATGTAGCGGGCGCATGACCTGACGGAAAACAGCAGCAGGGCCTGCACCAGCGCATGCCACGCGCCACCGGGTGCCACTTGGCTGGCCAGTGCATGCGTAGCGGGCAAGGTGACGATGCCGATCAAGATCAGCGCGGCGTCGAAGACAAAGACTTCAACGGCGTCGCGGCGGGTGGTGTGTGCGGGCTTCAAGGAAACCTCCAGTCTGCAAATGGCCCTGCATGCAAGGCCATTCACGCACGGGTTGGCGGCTTAAATGCCGGTGTTGGTGTCGGTGCTGGTGTCGGTGTTGGTTGCGCCTGTATCGGCTGCGTCAGCGCCTGTATCACCAGCGCCCGCGTCTGTATCGCCTGCGCCTGCGCCTGCGCCTGCGTCTGCAGCAGGCTTGGCAGCGCTGCGGCCTTTGCTGGTCCAGCCTTCTTTGGTGGACACGTCGATCAGGTCTTGGTCTTCGGTTTCGATGGTCTGGCCTGCCTCGTAGGCCACGACGGTCACGCCTTTGTGTGCCCAGCTGAAGGGCTTTTTCACGGTCAATTTCATGGGGGGCTCCGGTTATAAAAAAGGCCCCATCAGGTGGGGCCTTTTTCAGGGTTTCAGGGGTTGATCAGGATGCTGCGACCTTGAGCAACTTGATGGCTTGCGTGTTGCGCAAGATGCCGCCCACGCGCTTGCGCACGTAGAACTTGACGAAGCCAGGCGTGGTGATCTCGTCGCGTGTCATGCGGGTGCCCACGCGGTCGCAGATCAGGTAGCCTTCTTTGAAGTCACCAAACGCCAGCGGGAAGCTGTTGGCAGCCACGGCGGGCATGTCTTCGGCTTCGGTGATGCCGTAACCCAAGAAGGTGGCGGGCTGGCCAGCCGTCAAAGCAGGTTGCCACAGGTACTGGCCGGTGGAGTCCTTGTACTTGCGCATGGCGGCCAACACGGCTTTGCTGGTGACCCACCGGGCGTTGGTGCGGTAGCGGGCGCGGATGCCGTACACCAAGTCATAGAACACATCGGCGCTGGTGGGCATGGCGGCTGCTTGGCCTGAGGCGATGTATTGCAGTGTGCCGAATGCGCGGGCAGCGTCAGCCGTGGCCACAGGTGTGGGGCCCGCCAAGAAGCCGGTGGGCTTTTTGGTGCCGTTACCCGCCACAAACGCTGCGCCTTCGCCTTGGGCGATGGCTTCGGCGGCGGATTCAATCAGCCACTGCTCGACGTTGAAAAACAGGTCGTCCAACGACTCTTCAGACGCTTGGGGCTTGGCGCTGGCCATGCCAAAGGTGGGGATGACTTCGCGCAGGTCGGGCGTGCTGGTCTGGTTGCGGGCGTCGGTCTCGCCCAGCCACTCGAAGGTCGCGCCGTTCACATCGAACAACTCTTTGTAGTCCGGTGTGGAGACGGTGCGCACGGTGGCGATCTGGCGGATGGGCGACATGTCCACGCTCAGGCGGGCGATTTGGCGCTCGATGAACTCGGGCAAGGCAAAGCCGCCGGCAGAGTTGTTGTTGGTCACGGCCTGGGTGGCGCGCTGCTCGCGGTCGGTTTTCTTGGCTTCCAATGCCTTGTTGGCCTGGTGGCAGCGCACTTGGCGGTCTTGTTCTTTGGGTGCGCGCACCCAGTCCAAGAAGGCTTCGCGGTATTCCACGGCTTCGGCGCTTTCGCCTTTTTCGCCGCCGTTGCCCATGGCGCCAGGGCGGGCCAGCTTGGCTTCGAGTTTTTCGAGTCGGCCTTTGGCTTCGTTCAGGCCGTCGATGTGGCTGTCCATCTTGGCCAGTTTGGCGTCCAGGTCGGCGGTGCTGCCGCCGGACTTGATGGCTTCGATGCGTTGGTCGTTGGTCTTTTTGTACTCGTCAAACGCGGTGGCGATCTTGTCGATCGCTTCGGCCACGGATTTGATGGTGGGGTCTTCGCGCTTTTCGTAAGCGGCGCCGGCAAAGCTGGCAGCTTTAGACTGGAAGGCTGCAAAGTGCAGGGCCATGGTGGCCAGGAGGGATTTCGATTTCATGATCAGGGTTCCTTGTTGTTTCAGGGTTTGGACAGGTTTTCCAGCAGCCGTTGGGCTGCTTTGAGGGCTTTGGCGGTCGAGTCGGCAGAATCGCTCCGCTCCTCTCCCATCCGCATGACGCGACTGACAAATGCAGTCGCATCGGCTTTGCTGAAGCCTGCATCGCGCAGGATCCGCTCGGCATCTTTGGGGACCGACAGTTCGTCGGCTGACTTCACGTTGGTGACGCGGCTTTTGCCGTTGGCCGGGAAGGTGACCAGGGACACTTCCCACAGGTCCACGGCGTTCAGCGTGCGAATTTCGGTGTCTCGGTCGTAGGCCCATTCTTTGCTGACAAAGCCGATGCTCAGGCCGTTGATCGCGCCCATCTTGAGCAGGGCGTGGGCTTCTTTGCCTTGGGTCACTTCCAGGGCCAGCTGGCCTTTGATGCGCAGGCCTTTGGCGTCTTCGACCATTTCGGTCCACACGCCAATCGGGGCGCTGGCCCCGTGCTGCCAGAGCATGGCGGGCATGGTGCCTGCAGCTTTGTGGTCGGCCAGTGATTTGGCAAAGGCCCCGGCGGCGACCACATCGTCGTAGCTGTCGGGCACGCCAAACACGGAGCCGTAGCCCTCGATCACGCCTTCGTCGCTGACGGCTTTGACTTGCAGCGCAAAGCTGCGCACTTCGCGGCCACCGGCGTTTTTGCGCTCGGGTGCGCCGGGCATGGCGGCGCGTTGTTCGGGGCGGCGGGGTTGTTTACGGGGTTGGATCTGCATTGGGGTCTGCCGCTGGTGCGGTTCCGGTCATGTTCATGGGGGTCAGGGGGTCGTCAAGGCCTGGCAGGGGGTCTTTGCCCTCTTCTTCGCGCAGCTCGTTACGGGTGTAGATGCCCATTTCGGCCATGGTGCGGTTCCACTGCGAGCGGTCTTTCATGGCCCCGGCGCGCATGTAGCGGGTGTCAAACTTGGCTTCAAGCGGGCCTTGGCCGTCGAGCAAAAATTCGTCGATGCGCTGCGTCCAGCATTCATGCCAGGGTGCCAGCGTGTGTACCAGGTGCGCTGAAAAAAAGCTCTCAGAGCTGGCAAAGGTGCTGGTTTTGTCGCTGTGGCCGATCATGATCGGGAAGACGCCAAAGGCCCTGCAGACTTCTTCGATTTGCAGGCGGCGGGTCTCGATGCTTTGGGCGTCGGTGTTTTTCATGGCCATGTCGAGCCACCTGGCCGACCGGTCCAGAATCAGCGGCGTGCCCGAATTGGCCACCCCTTGGCGCTTTTTGATCCAGCCGTCCAGCCGGGTGTGTTGTTCTGGGGTCAAGTTGCCTTCGACCGAATACGCACCGGTCGGGCGCATGCCATTTTTGTGGATGGCCTCTTGGCTTTTTTCGCTGGCCAGGGCCAAGCCGATGGCACTGGCCGCCAGCTGCACAGAGCTGAGGTTTTTGCACCACTCCCACTGCATGTTGGGCAGCTCAAACACGTCGTCGGAACCAAAGTTGCCGATCAGCCCGAATTCGTCGTAGACGTCATACACCACCTCATACCGACTCACGCGGCGCTTGTGCCAGTTGCCGGGTGCGACGGGGATCAGTTCGCGCAGGCGGTTGTTGTCGTTTTTGACCTTGATGCTCAGGCCTGCACCGGTCAGCGCGGCGTGCAGCGTCATCATCTTGCGCCACTCGTAGCTGGTTTGCCACTCGTTGGGGCGGCGGGTCAGCAGGCGGTGCTCGGGGATGTTGGTGGCGTTTTCGCGGGTGCCGTCTTTCAGCTCACGGATGATCTTGAGCTTGGGCGTGGCGCAACCCTTGGCGATCACATCGACGCAGGCCAGCACAGTGGCCACCTTGAGCGCGGTTTTGTCGTTGATGGCAAAGCCCGCGATCACGGACGAACCACCCATACCACCGCTGTCGATCATTTCCATGATCTGCTCGATGGTCAGCGACGGGGCAGATTTGCGGCCCAACAGTCGGTCTAGGAATTTCACTCTTCGGCGTCCCAATAAGAGGTTTCTTGGCCATCGTTGCCAAGGGCTCGACCCAGCGCCATGAGCATGGCGATCGGGCCGTCGATTTTGTTTTCGGGGCGTTCTTTGGTGGGGCTCATCAGCTCGTTGAACTTGCTGACTTTCACCACCAGGTTGGAGACCATCCACGACATGACGGGGTTGCCGTCGTGCACCAGTTTTTTCTCAAGCACCAGGTTTTCCACCTGGATCAGCGCGGGCGTGAAGAACATGGCCCGCTGCGTGATTTCCACCAGCGGCAGGCCTTCTTCGATCAGCTTGCCGGCAAAGTACATCGACAGCGCCGGGTCATAGGCGATCTCTTGCACGTTAAACATGCCGCACAAGCTGCGCAGGTCTTCGGCCACCACGTCAAAGTCGGTCAGGTCGCCATCGGTCACCTGCACGTAGTCTTGACGGGCCCAGCCGGTCAGGTGGGCGTTGCCGCTTTCTTGAATGGCCAGCTCGTTGAGGTACAGCTTGGTGCACACGTGCCACTTGCGAACCGGCTCATAAACACCGTCGGGTCCAGCTTCCAAAACGTCATGCTCAAAGACCAGCGACAGCGCCGCAAAGTCTTTCTTTTGCGCCAAGTCCAGCCCGATGTAGGCCCTGGCCCCGGCATAGTTGGGCAGGTCGCGCAAGCGCACATCGGCGCATTTCTCCCACGCCCGCATGTCCATCCAGGCGCTCTCACCGGACACCCACACGTTCAGGCGCTTGGTCAAAAAGTTGTTCAGGGCTGAGGGCATGGCCTCGGCCTTGCGACTGGCGCTTGCCATGTCGTCCATCAGCACCGACTTGCCCCA